CTGTTCTTCTGTAACTTCAGTAGTTGGTTGTGTTGTATCAGAAACAACATCAGAATTAATATCATCCATTAATTCTTGTAACTCTGTAAATACACTTCTTTCAGATTCTCCTGTAAGTTTTTTGGTTAAATCCCAAGCAAAGTTTTCAGTAAAGTTTTCTTCAACTGAACCTGCACTACTTTTTACTGTACCTTCTTCTAATCTCTTTACATAATCAGCTTTTTCTTTAGTATTTTCTACAATTTGTTTTTGAGCATCTGTTAAATCATTTTGCCAAACTTTATGGCCTAACTCATGAGCTAAAACATGATTTATTCTTGATTTAGTATCTCCTGGAAAATCTTTTGATTTTTCTTTAAAAAAGTTTATTAAACCTTTAGAAAGATCTATACCCCAAGCATATGTTTTATTATTTTTAGAATGAGATAAAGCAGCTCCGTGCCCATCACTATCACTAGTTTCTATATAAGAAATTCCTCTTGCAACAAGAGCTTCCCAAATAACTTGATCTGCAAGCTTAAGTATTTCTATAGGAGCATCAGGAGCAATCATTATCCCCTGTACTTCTACATAACCTGCTTCTTTTTGAGCTTCTTTTAATGATTTTCCTTTTAATAATGCTTTAGCAATTATTAATTTTCTTTCTTTTTTAGTTAAAGTATTAGGTTTAATTTTATCTAATAAAGTTTGTCTTTCTTCTTCAGCTTTTAACTTATCTGTAAGAGAGTCTTCTTTTTTAGCATCAAGATTTTCTTGAAGTTTCTTTTCAATATTTTCTATTTCTTTTTTAACCTCTTGAATACTGTCTTTAATATTTACAGGATCTACTTCAATATCAGGCCCCATAGTTTCATAATTCTCTAAAACTGCTTTTCTTAATTCTATTAATTGATTAGGAGAATAAGCAAAAGCTTGAGGAAGCCATCCTATAAAAGTTTCTTCTTTTGTTTTAGGATTAATATGAAACATATCTATTCTCATATTATCAGAATTAATTCCTGATCTATTATTATATTCACTGTCTTGTCTTACTAATTTAACTCTATGATTTCCTGATTCTAAATCTTTGTTATTTAAAAAAGCCCAAGAATTTACAAAATCATTATCAATAGGATAATTCTCTTTTTGATCTTTTTTATTAACAAATACTTTGTGTTTAGCAGTAGCTTTTCCTTCAGAATCTTTTTGAGTTGTCCAAACAGATTTTGTTCCTATTATTTCTCCTTCTATATTTTTTATAGGTCTTTCTTCTTTTATAAGGGACTTATCATAAGTAGAAGCTATAGTATGAGCTTCCGTATTTCTTTTTGGAGCTTCTTTTATAATATCTTCTACCTCTCCTTCTGTGTCAAAAGTACCCCCAGAAGGAACTGCATTTCCTAATTGATTTGCTTTATCAGCTTTAAAGTTATTTGCAATATCTATTTCATTTTGTTTAACTTCATCTATAATATTTTGAAACTCTTCAAGTAAAGGGCCCATAATATTACCGTCTTTATCTCTTAATTGAATTTCTTTAGCTGTAGTAGTACCCTCTACAGGTATACCTCTTTCTTCAAGTCTATTTTTAATTTCCACTAATAATCCAGGAAATCTTTCTAATACTTGTATTACTTTAGACTGCTTACTTACATTATCATATTTTTTATCAGCTTCTATTTTTTCATATTCCTTTACTCCATTGACAATGTCTTCTTCTATTTTTTTATCACTCATAGAAGAATTACCAAAAATAGATTTTTCATCTTCTTGGGTATTTGCTGTTTTTGCGTTTCTTCTGTTATCTAAATTTTTATTTATAATATCTTTTGCATGTTTCTTTTTACTTTCATTAGATGCGTTTTTGAAACCCATATTAAGTTTAACAAAAGCTTCTATTCCTTTAGGAGTAAATAATTTTTGATACATTTTAGATGCTTCTGCTCTTTGTTCTTTTAATTTTAAAATATCATCTATCAAAGGTTCTACTTCTACTATAGTATCATTATAAGTATTAGGATTATTTTCTTTCCATTCTTTTAATATAGCTGCTTTTACTTCTTTTTTACGATTATTAAATTGTACAGGATTATTTCTAATTTCAGGATTAATATTTACAATTTGAGTTACTAATTCATTTAAAGCTGCAATATTTAATCCAGAAACTCCTTGAGGATCTACTCTACTAATAATATCTTGTATTTGTTGTGTAAGTTCTTTTTCTCTTTTAACAGAGTTTTGAACTTTAGCTTTTAAATAAGCCATTTGATCTACTATATTCTCTCTTATCTCATATAAATCTACTGCAGAAAGTTTAGATTTTTTACCTCTAAATTCTTGCCAAGCTTTACTAATAGCTTTTGGTATTAAACCAAGATCTTGTTTTCTATTAATTAATAATTGTGTATCATCTATAGCTTTAAGTATATTCATAGAATTTACTCTAGCAGATTTTAAAACTTCTGCTTTAGTTTCTTCTGTATATTCATCTAATCCTTTAGTACCAAATACTTCATTAAATTTATCAATAGGCATTTTTTCTAAAGCATCTAATTCTTGTAATACAGAACTACCTAATCCTAATTTACTTCTTGATTTTATAAAACTAAATATAGAATCAAACTCTGCATTTTTATATTCATATATATTTCCTTGATTTGCAGCAACATCCATTTTTCTCATAGATTGTATATGAGACATATGATTTTTAAAATTTTCTTTTAATATAGGATTAAAAGTAATTTCAGAATTATTTAATGTTTCTGCTGTTTTTCTTGCTTTAGCAATATTTTCTCTATATTCTTTTATTGATTGACGAGCTCCTCCAAAGCCTGTTCCTCTTAAAGAAAGCTTAGTTTTACCTGTATTAGGATCAGTTTTAAAAGGTAAACGTATACCTAATAAACCCATTAAAAATCCTATACTTACAGAATCTCTTCCTTCTACAGAATTAAGATAAGTAGTAGATTTTTTAGCAATAGAATCTATTAAACCTAAAGCATTTCTATTAGTATCATCACTATAATTAGAAGCAAAATAATCTACAAGTCCATTTTCTATTACTCCTTGACCAAATTCTTCAAAACCTTCTGCAAATCCTTTTGCTAGACCAGCTTTAGCGTAACCTAAAGTTTTAAGCCATTTATTAGCATCTACATTAGATATAAATTTTCCGTCTTTAATTCTAGTGCCTGATAATTTTAAATTATCTAATTTACCTCTAGCTGAAGAAACTGTTTTATAATTTCTTCTAAATACTGAAGGAAATTGTATAAAATTAGATCCTGCTACTAAAGGAATATTCATAAAAAATCCTTGGACTCCTGCACTATCTGCTAACTCTCTATAACGAATAATTTCTGCTTGTGTAGGGGGTCTGCCTTCTCTTGCTTCATGATCACTTAATAATTTTTCATAAGTACTTTCTGTAATATCTCTTGCAATTAATCCAGATTCATAAGCAGAAGAACGATATGCTGAACTTAATGTTCCTAATCCTTTACGATATGTATTAGTAAGTCTTTCTATATTAGCTGCAGCAGCCCCAGGGACATCGTCTATTCCTCTAATTATGCGATTTGCTTTACCAAATTTATTTATTCTATTTCCCCATTTAGAAAATTGATTAGTTATTCTAGCAGTATTTGCTGCTAATACTGGAGCGGCTGCTCCTAAACTACCTAATGTAAGACTTGCAGCTATAGTTTCTGTAAGTACTGCTCCAGCTACCATAGCTGCTGCTGGTACAATATCTTGATTTAAAGATTTTAAAGGATCAGAACCTAAACGAAAAATAAAATCTTTTTTATAAAAATCTCCGATTCCTGTATCTGGATTTATTTTAAAATCCCAAACATTTGATCCTCCATAAATAACTGTTTGTTTATTTATTCCTTCTTCTGCCCATTCTAAAGCATCAAAAACTACATTATCAAAAAGTTTACTAAGATCAAATCCATTAGCTACCATTGACCCTAATCCATAAGTAGTTCCTACAAGACCTCCTAATACATTAGTAGCTAATAATCCTGCAGCTTTTAAAATAGTATTACTTGTTTCTGCAAAAATCCCTTGAGCTTCATCTAAATCATCTATAAATTTTTTAACTCTTAATGGGTATTGTTTTTCTTTAAACTTTAATAAATCTACAGCTTCATCCATAAAAGTAAACCCTACAGTATCATCAAAAAGATTTACTAAATGTTCTCCATTATCAGATATAAATTTTTCACGTTCAGCAGCATCAGGAATTCCTACAGCAAGATCTACAGGAGCAAACACTTGATTAACTAATTCTGAAGTATACCCACTTGGACTTCCTTTAATTACTGAAGTACCTCCTGCTCCTCTAGCAATATTAGTAGACACAGCTTCTCCTAAAGAAGTAGGCTCTTTATATTCTAAAGCTTTAGGAGTAGGTTTAGAAAACATTATGTCTATATCATCTTGTTTTCTTATTTCTTTTTCTCCATTTTCTTCTACAATAGGAGCAGTTTCTATTCCTTTAACTTTTACTTCTTTAGAATCATCTAAATAATTTTCTTCCGTTGCCATTTTTTAAAAATAAAAATTAATTATCTATTTATTAAAAAAGCAGGAACAATACCAACATTATCTGCTTTTCTTCCTACACCATAATGTATATTTACTGCTGCCATAGCTTGTGCAGTAGGGATACCAGAAGCTCCTAAAGGAAAGCTTGGTTCATATTTTGTATTTATAATTTCACCATCACGGGTTGTTATATTTTTTACATCTACCATAATTCCCATTCCTTTTTCAAAACGATAATCTATAACATACCCTGAACGAGTTCCGTCTGGATTATTTTTTGTTATTATTGGAGTTTCAGTTATTTTATCATTTTCATTTTCTGTTTGATATATTTGGTTTAATCTAGCATAAGCTTCTAAATACTCTCTTCTTGTATCATTATCTGAAAGTATATTAATATTAGCCATACTATTTTCAAGCTCTGTTATTCCATTTGTCATTTTATCAATATCATTACTTTTTATATATAAATCAACATATTCTTTAAAAGTTTCTTGAGCTTTATCTTTTGGATTATAACTATATCTATCAGAAGCAAGGTATAAAGTTTTAGGGTTATTTCCTTGCCACTCTTTTACTATATCATTTTCTACATCTGAAATATCTTCCCATTTACCAGGATTAGCTTTAAATACTATTGATTTTAATTGATCAGAGTTTAATGCTCTTCTATTATACTCTAAAATAATATTATTTCTTCCTTTACTAGTATCTACTCCAACAAAAATAGGCTTATTATAATATTTTTTTAAGTCGTAATTTAAAAATTTATCTGGGTCTGCCACATTAGTTGCTACTCCTGTAGTTAAATTATAATTTACTACTTTTCCTGCTTGATCACTTCCTGGATTATGATTTTCAAATGCTTCTGATATACCTTTAAGATCTCCTTTAAAAAAGGTTTCACTTTTACTATCCATAATAATACCAGGTATTTTACCTACAAGATTATTAGATAAATCTTTTTTATATTTATTTATCATATCAGATATTAATGGATTTTGATTTAATGAAGCGGTTAATTCATTAGATTCAGGAACACCGCTTCCCACTCTCATTTTATTTAATTCTTCATTTAATATCTGATTTTGTACACTAGGGTTTACTACTGTAACAGCATCTCTTACTATAGCTTTATCAGTGGTATAATCATAACGTGGTATACGAACAGTTTCTTGTCCTATAATATTTCCTTGTTCATCTTTTATATCTCTAGTTGCAAATTCCCCTGAAAGATTTTTTAACTCTGTTCCTACTTCTTTCATATTATCTAGAAAATGATTATATATTTCTTTATATACTACACTTCTATCTGCCCCTTCATCTAATAACTTTCCTAACCATTCTCCTCCTTGTTTATTACTAGCTTCATCAATTAAATAATCTAAATAATTAAAATTAGCTTGTCTATGTATTTTTGAATTAATAATATCATCATTAAGTATTTGTAACTCAGCCGACATTTTACTTTCTTCTTCTTTAGTACCTGAATGATTTTTTAAATTTTGTCTAAGAGTTTGTGCTTCTGTTTCTAAGTCATCAATACGATTATTCCATTTTTCAGACATTTTAAAAAGTGAAAAAGCATCTCTGGTATTACTATTTAATAATTTATAAGCATTTTTATCTTCTTGTGATAAGTTTTCATAAGAACTAATAGGACTTCCGTCTTGTGTATTCTCTCCTGTTATATCATTATTTATAGTATAACCTTCAGATTCTTTATAATTAAAAGCATTATTTAAATCAGTAATTTTTTCTCTATCTGTATTTCCTCCTGGAAAATAATCTTTATCTGATACTATATCAGAAGAACCAGTTCCCATTCCTTGAACTACTTCACTTGCTCCTGCTTTAACTTCATGATCTACAGTAGTAATTTCTAAGTCGTCCTTTAATTTAGTTTTTTCTGTATCATTAAGACTTCCTGATCCTCCTCCAGAAAATGTAACACTGTTCATATCAAATATATCTGTACCTGTATAAGCACGATTTTTAAGCTCTCCTGCTCTAGTTGCTTCTATATAACTATTTCTAGCAAAATTAAGAAAGTCATTATTATTAACAGCATCTTGTTCTGCTTCAAAAAATTCTTTTTGTTTTTGGGTTATACCATCTATATTATTATTAATAGTTTCTATATCTGCAGGATTAGTAACTTGCCCACTACTTTTTATATTTTCCCAATATTTTTTATCTGCTTTAAATTGATCTTTTATAGAATTAACTACTTCTAATCCATATCCTTGTGCTCCTCCTTTATCAGGAGAATAATGATGAGCATTCCAGTAAAAATCATATATTGCTTTTTCTTCTAAATAATTTTGATATCTATCAGAAGTTTTAAGAAATCTTTCTATTTCTCCAGCTACTTGAGGTAAATCTTTAAATTTATATAAAATATCATCATATCCTGCTGCTTTAACTGCTTGTTCTTTAACTTGTAAAGGAGCATCACTTGCTAATTTTGCTACTAACTTATTTATTTCTTTATCATAACTATCTCCTCTTAATGTAGTATTAATAGTATTATAAGTTCCGTCTACAGGATTATAATTAAATCCTCCTTTTTGACCGTATTCATGAAGCATTTTAAATTTCCATTTATTATGCATGTCTTGAGTATATTTATCCCCATCAATACGTTCTTTATCTTCTTCAATAGCTTTTTTTGTTGCTGCAGTTTGTTGTCTTATTCCAGTTATTTCAGCATCTGTATTATAAACTTCATTTAACTTTTTAAGTCTTCTACTTATTTCTCCATAATTCCCTGTTCGTTCTAATTGATCTATAAGAGTATTTTTATATTCATTAAATTCTTTTGTAATAGAAGCCGCTCTTTCTTTATCTTTAGCATCTATAGTTGAAATATCAAATTTAGCTTTATCTACAGCATCTAAAGTTTGATCAAATCTTTGTTGCATCATTGCTAAAGGTGCTGCAAATGCTTCTAATCCTAAAGGTTTATATTGAAAAGCCACAGGTCTTGACTGAGGCATTATAGTACCAAATTGAAACTTATTCATTTTAATTATTTTTTATTCTTTTTTATTTTTCCTCCGTATCTACCAAACCAACTCCAAGTATCTTCTACATTATAATCAGGGGCATACATTTGATTATAAAGTTTAGCAAGTTTATTACTTTCATTTGAAGCTCCTATTTGTCCTAATTGTTTTACACCTTCTAAAAGCATATTAGTTTGAGCAGCAGATGCCATATCACCATATTGTTGTGATCTCATTAAGTTTTGAATATTAGCTAATTCTCCTTGTCTATTAAGTCCTTTTTCTCTCATATCTACTTGAGTATTCATTCTATTAAATTGATCCATTACATTAGCTATTGATTCAGCTTCTCTATTAGCTAATGCTTGTCTAGAAGCAAAATAAGCTCCTGGATTACTTCTAAGATCTTTTGTTGCTTTTCTAGCAGCAGCATAACTTCGTTTTACTTTCTTTAATGTTTCATTAGGATTAAATCTATCAAGAGTTATATCTGATACATTAGGAAGATCTAAAGTAGCAGATTTACCAAAAAGTCCCATAGCTAAATTAGATAGAACAGGAAGACCTTTTGCTATTTGATCCATTATACTTCTTTTATTTTCAATAGTTTTTGTATTTTCAGGATCTTTTGATTCTAGACGGTTTAATTTTTTATAATCTTTAATTAATTGTTGTAAGTCTTTATTTTGCTTTTTTAATTCTTCTATTTGTCTTTGTTCTTCAGTTACTAAATCCTTTTCTTCTCCTCCTTCTCCTCCTTCTTTTGCAGGCATTTCCTGTGCATCAAAAATTTTAGAAGGAGTATATAATTCATTATAATCTACAGTTCCTCCAAAACGAGGATCGTTTAATTTAGTATAATCAAAAGATGATTCTGGTGTATCAGAAAATGGATTTAGAAGTAAATTTATGCCTTCTTGCATTTGTTTTTGTTCTTTAGCTAAAGACTTATTTAAATCTATTTGTTCTTGTGGACTCATATTTATTATATTACCATATACATCTAAAGCTGTTGGAGAAGCTGTTGATAAAAATGCTGATGTAGCATTAGCCATATTAGGATTGTATTGATGTATATTACCTCCATTTTTTAGGGGTAAAGTAGATGTAGGCCTATAGGGGCCCTTTCTATATTTTTCCCATTCATCTCGAAAAATACTAATAGGCTTATCTTTTGTCCCTTCATCTTCATCTAATTTTTGTCTTAAGATATAATCTATATCATATTGATGTAGTTTTTGGCTAGTCATTGCTGGGCTTATTGTTCCTCTATCCTTTAAGAACATTGGATATAGTTCATCTGTTCTTAATCCTCCTGCCGTATCAGAACTATATCCTGAAGTATCTATTTGAGCCCCTTGTATAGGCATTCCTTTTTCATCAAACACTTGTAAATGAAGAGGGAAACTATGCAAACTTAATTGAGCTTCTTTATCTAATACAGCACTCCTTTTTTTAACATCTCCTTTAGTAAGAGGAACAAAATTTCCTGAATCAGCTTTAATTTCTTTAAACCATTTACCATTTTGTCTTTTATATCTTTTATCATCGTATATATATATACCGTCTCCCTTATTTCTCATATGAGAATTAATTTGATGGATATTGCCTCCATACATATTAAAAAAGCCCTTATAATCAATAATATCTTGCTCATCTCTTGCACGCAGTCTTCTACCTTCTTCACTGTCCAAGTCTATGTTAGCATACTTCATTGCTTCTCTCATCATGTCATCACTATAACCTCTATAACCTACAGAAGGATCACCTTTTTGTGCATAGAAGTTTACATCACCGCTCCCAGACCTTGCATAATTTTCAAATGCTCTTCTTCTAAAAGCTTCATTTTTTTGAGCTTCTTCATCACTAAGTATTGATCTATAGTTAGGTCTAGTTGTAGGAGCAAAAGGGATTTCAGGATCAACAGTAGTAGCGTACATCTGATCTAAAGAAGTTACATCAGCTTCTGTTAAAGGCCCTTGATATACATTTCTCATATTAGAATCAACTTGATGAATGTTACCTCCAAATTGTTTTTTATCTTTCTTTTTTAATTTTTCTAAATCTTTTTTAGAAAAAGTACCTGGATTTATATAAACGGTTGAATCTAATTTAATATTCTTTTTTAAATTAGGATTTGCTTCTTTTGCTTTTTTAACAAGATTAGGATTGTATTGATGGATATTCCCACCATACTTTGCTATAGGCATTCCCATAGGAGGCATTCCCATAGGTATACCTTGTGGCATACCTTGTTGAGTCATAGCTTCTTGTGGAGGTTGCATCATAGCATCCATTTGTTGAGGAAATTCTTCTGCTAAGTCTCCTAGTTTTTCTTGAAACTTTGCACTTTCTTTTGCTTCTTTCATAGCAGTTAATTCTTCATGAGCATTCATAAAAGCTATTAACTCTTGATCTATAGAATTTTGTTTTATTGTATCTCCTTCTCTAGGAAATAAATCGTTTTTTCTAAGTACCGCATTAGCAGTTTCAAGTAATGTTTTACCTATATGTTTTTTAAGATTATATTTTTCTGCTATTGCTTTTGTAATTTTCATATCTTTTTGTGCAGATACTATAAAACTACTATTACCTGAAGGATCACGAGGATCTGGTATTTTAAGTTCTCCTTCTTCTACAAGATTAGGAGCTCCATTAGGGCCTATTCCTTGTGGAATCCCTCCTAAAGGATTTTCTTCATGAGTTCCTCCTGCTCTAAATTCATTAACAGGAATTTGATTCATAGTATTTACACCAAAACCATCATTGTTAAACATGTTTCCTCCTCCAGCATAGTTATTAAACATATTACCTCCGTAATTAAATGAAGCATTAGTTTCAATATTAGTTTCAACTTCTTTAGGTTTTACCCATGGAGTTTGTTTTGTATCAAATAAATGTAGATTATCATAACCATATTGACCTGTTTCAAGGTTTTTTAATATTTGAGACTTTTGATCAGCCGATTGTATTAATCCTGGTTTTCCAACATTTTGAGTTAAATTAGGCATATTTTCTTGCCACTGTTGTTGTGTATAATCTGTATATACAGCTCCAGGAACACTCATTCCTTCAGTTCCTATAGAATAAGGTACTTGACGAAATGACTTCTTACCACTAGGATGTATTACTGTTTGCATTTTATAAGACATACTTGGAATTTTTGCTGCTTCAGCTTGATTCTCTTTTATTTTTTGTTGTGTTTCTGCATAATTAGAATCTATATTGTATGGAGGAATTGATGAAACATTAGTAGTAGGTATATTTCTAGTTTGTTGCTTTTCTGGCCATGGCAGGAACATACCCCAAAAATCCCGATTCTCTGGCCCCGCACCATAATCCTCCTTCATTGAAAAAGTAAAATCTTTCCAATCTACCGTTCCATCATCACGTGTATGTTCCTTCTCATATTTTAATATATGGGCTAATTCTTGAGGATTTAGAGCTGTACGATTATACTGCTCTAGCCATTCCGCTTGACTTTGTTTATTAGGAGTTCTCTTCATTAAAGCATCCCAATTTTCTGCTTGATGCCTTCTAGCAAAAGAATCTTTTGCTAAATCAGTTATACCTAACTTATCATATATTTTGTTTGCTATTATATGTTGTCTTCCAAATATATGATCATTCATTCGATCATCTCCCCCTGTAATTGTATCATATTTAGGATCATTTGGATCTGGAACCCCTATAGAAGTATCTTTATCCCGATGAAAGACGTCTCTTCCGAATCTATTTATAATGTCTTCAAGTTCTTTTTGACCCCCATCATAATAGTCGTAGTATTCATTAAATGGAAGAAAAGGATTGGCTTCCACTTCTTTTATATTTTGTACAGGCATATTATCTCCTGCTTGGTAACTATTTACTATACCTCCATATTTAGCATAAGCAGTTAACTTATTTTTTGCTTCTTGTCTTCTTCTATCTTCTTCAAGATCTTGATCAATATAATATGTAGCTATTTGACTAGGATCTGTAAAAACTTTAGTTATATCTGTAATTTCTTGAGCTTCTTTATCAGTAGACCCAAAAGCTGATGCTATTTCTCCTGCAAGAGCCCCTGTTCCTTCTGTTAAACCTCTTCCTGCCTCACTAAATTGACCAACAACAGGAACATCCCTGATAACGTTTTTTACTCCTTCCATAGTCTCTGCTGACGAGTCAGCATTACTAAAATCATCTATAGCTTGTGTTACTGTTCCTACATAATTCGTTGCTTGACCTACTCCTTTACCCACTTTTGAAGTATTTTGTGCCAACGTAGAATCAGGAAGTTCTGTATTAGTACTAAAATTTCCTACTCCAGCATCTGACATTAATTGTTCATTAGCTTGAGTCTTCCATGTATTTTGTGTCCAAGGATTAGTCAACATACCCGATTCTCCTCCTCCTTGTGGATTATAAAGCATATCTTGTCCCATTGTATATTGAGATGTTGTATCTAAACTCCAAGGATTATATAATCCATAATTAGGATCATTAGACATACGAGGATCATATTGATGAATATTAGGCTGGTTTAAAGACCTATTTGGGGTTATATAATTAGAAAAAATACTTTGACTAGTATCTTCATTAGGATTAAATCCTATAAAATTTGCTGCATAAGGACTAGGCATTTGTGATCCTTTTGCATAAACATTTCTTTTTTTACCTCCTTTTTTATACGAGTTTTTTTTCTTATAAGATTTCATAGAATTTATTTTATTCTTTTAATAATTTTTTATAATCCCCCCATATTTTCTAAATAATTGTCCTTGTCCAAATTGTACTCTTTGTTTAGGAGCAGGCATACTAATATCTAATTTGTCAATATACGGATTTTTTTTGTCTAATTTAACATTTTGGTTCATTACATTTTGTATTTCATAATCTACAGCATTCAATGTAATAGGCCCTGATATACTTTTTAATTTATTTAAAACATTAAATCTTTGATCTTTAGATAATGAATTAGCAATAATATTTTTTTGTTGTTCTGGTAAACTATTAAAGACTTGAGCATTAGTTTTATCAGACTTAGATTTAATAGGTTCTTTATCAGACTTAACTTTAGTAGATCCTACAATATTAAAGTTATTAAATTCTTTTTCATCTAATAAAGGTTTTGCTGTATTTCTTAAAGCTTTTAAATAATCTGCACCAGTAGCGTATTTTGCTTCATCTAATGCTGTAGCAAACTCAGAAGACGTTTTTGTTTTTAAAGCTTTTTTATATCTAGAATTAGTTTCTAAAAAAGCTTTATGTGCTAAAAATCCTGCAACAGGATCATCAAAAGTCATAAAAGAAGACTTTTGTTTTATTCTTTTTCCTCCTATATCTTCTTCTGTTTGGTATTTTGGCCCAGCAAAAACATTAAGTCCATATTTATTAGCAAGTCTTTTACGTACTGATTCACTATGAGATTTAATACCAAAAAAATTATTTTGTTTTGTAGCTAAAACACTTCGTCCATGAGTAGATTCTAAAGCCCATTGTGCAGCAACAATTTTAGCTTGAGAAGGAGGATATCCTACAGCTTCTGCTAATAAAAATGCTTCATTAATAGAAGTAGGAGCTTCTTTACCTAAATTATACCATTGTTGTAATTTAGAAGTATTTACTCCTTCTATGTTAAAATATTTATTATTATTTGAAACTTTTTTAGGACTAATAGGCCCTCCGTCTTGATAATTATTTTCTTTAGAAATCATAGTCCCTCCATATTTTTTTGAATTTATTAAAGTTCTAATACCTTCTTGAAAATCTTTTACTCTTTTAGGAGTTTGTGTATTCCATTTACTATCAGCAGCTTCTATAGCAGCTTCTTTAAATTTTCCTTCTTTTAAAAAGTCCCAAGTTTTTGTATGTTTTGTATTCCAAGCAGGCCCTAATTGAAAATTTACAGATGCTAAAGAATTAATAAATTTAGGATTATCTACTTTTAATTCTTTAGCTTGTTTTAGTGCTGCTTTATAAGCTTTTTTACTATCTTCTTTATACCATTTTTCTATTAATGATGGAGGAATAATTGTTCCTAAAGGATATTGCTTTTTTTCTGCAGAACTCATTAAATGTCCTATACCTCCTGTTAGTTTACCTTCACTATCAAGATAAGATTTATTTCTTATTCCTTCTCTTAATCTTAAATGATCTAAATATTCTTGAGGTAATTCTTTTGGCATTATATAACGAGGATCTTCAAAAACTCTAGCATCTCTATCTATATTACTAAGTCTTGTAGGATCTGTTATAGTAACATATTTTCCTCCAGTATTAGGCCCTTTAATTTGCCAATAGTTACCTGCTTTACGATAAAAATGATCAGGTCTATAAGATTTACCTTTATTATTATAAACTTGATATTCTAAACCATCAGCAGGTCTTAAAGGAATATTAATAGGTTGATTTAATTTAAGAGCATTTATATTTATACCAGGGTTAGCATCTATTAAATTTTGTTTAGACATATTATGTCTATTAGCTATACCATAAAATGTATCTCCTGATTTAACATTATATATGTTACCTCCCTTTTGTTTTGTATTTACTTCATCATTAACTGTAGCCCCCATAATACCTGCTGCTCCTCCTATAGGTAATAAAGATTTATAAATATTAGGATTAGTCATATCAAACATTCCATCATTACCTATAGCTGATTTTAGTTGTTTATTAGTTGGAAAAACAATTTCCCAAGCTTGCTCAATTGGTCTAATATTACTTATACCTCTTTGTTGATTTTTTATTGCAACATCATAATCTAAAAGTCGATCAATTTTTGGAGTTCCTTTTCTATGAAAATTAAAAAGACTTGCAGGTAAATTTTTATCTTTTAGTTCTCCAACTTTACCAAATCCTATATCTCCTCCAGAGTTATCTATTAATTGTTTTGAAGTTATAGGGTTGTTTCCTTTTCCATATAATTCATAAAGAGTAGGTTCAATATCCCCGCTATGAAACCTTTGGCCAGATAATGTATAGCTTTCTGCAGTTGATTTAGTAGGTGTTGTATATATTCCTGACCCAGAAAAACCTGAATCACCTAATTGAAACATTGATTCATCAAATGCCTCAAACCTTTTAGGGGATCCATGATAAATTATCATAGGTGAGCCATCTGGATTTACTAATTTAGATTTCCCAAAAGCTTTTTTAAAGTTTTGACTTTGTTGCTGTACAAATTGTTCAGGAGTACCAGTAAATTTAGAACCATCAGGGTTTTTCATCCAAGTACCAGCTTTCTTAGTTCTATGTTCAATAGAACGATACTCATCCATTAATGGTTTATTTTTAGGTATATCTTTATTCCATTTACCCCAATTTATTTCTGATTTAAAAGATTTAGGAGCATTTAATTTACCTGTTGGTATATTTTTTACTGCAGGAATTGTAAGAGGAGATGCTATAAGAAAATCTAAACCAGCAGTACCCGCAGTAGACCATGAAGGATTTTTTATAAACTCAGGGCCTGATTTTGTTGCTAAGTTTGTAGCACCTTGCATACCCATTATACTCATACCTATAGGAGTAAAAGATGCAGGAATAGAAAACAAATTAGCCATTTGTTGTCTAGCAATAGGTACATTATGAGCTACTTGTTCTCTCCACATTTCTTTATCTCTCTCTGGAGTAACCCATTGAGTAGTACCTGCTAAATCTTTACCATAAGGATTCCAAGCGTCTTCATTTGGAATAATATGAGGTACTAAACCTTTTTCTCTTAGGTACTGTTCTTGAATACTGTTATATCTTGTTTGTAACTCTTCGTCATGGTAGTTACCTAATTTTAACTGATCTAAGACAGAGAATTCTTTTTTACGTTCTAAAGCTAATTTTTTCTTTTTTGGATCTACTTTAGTTTGTTGACTTTTATTTAATTTATGTAATTGCTGTGTAGTAGGATCGTAACCCCATTTACCAGAATACACTCTTTTTCTAATTAAATCATTATAGTCAGGATTATCATGATATACTGCATGACTATCAAAATAATCAGAATTATTTTTATAAGTTAATAGATTACCTCCTTTTTGATAAACAGTAGGAGGAGCATCAGTAGTATCTCTATAGATAGGAGTTCCTGAATCTTGATAATATGTAGGAATATTAGGAACAGACCCTCCGTATTTTACCATTAAAGGAGTTTCTTTAACATAACCACTTTTACTAGGAGGTACTTGATTTAATCCTGAGTAAGGTTCTAGTCTTTGACCGTTAGCCATTATAGGCATTCCTACATTAGACATATCTATAAAACCTTCTGGAGAATAAATATTTAAACTTCCTGAATTACGAAAAGGAGAATCATCTCTATATCCCATAGTGCTTACTATATCTCCTCCTTCTCTTTTTTTATTCCATTTACTAGCGTTTCTTGCAAAGATAGCTTTCCTCACCATTTTTGGAGAATACTCATCTTTATTATTTAAAACCATATCAGTAAATTGCTTTACAGTTTTATTACGTTTATTAGCAGCACTAGTAAAAGTACCACGTTTAGAAGGGTCGATATATATTTTATTTTTTGCCATTAGAACATTTGAACATCATAATAATATAAAATTCTATCAAGAATTAATTCTTTATTATAACTATTATCAAAATATAAAGTTAATGTAAAATAAGTACTTCTTAAACGATCTTTAGCAACCCCCCCTTCAAGATTATTAACATCTCTAGGTATTTTCATTCTCCACTTATCAAATCTACGTTTAATTCTATTAGATGAAAAAGGAATTTTACCTGTATTTTGATATTCTGTTTCTACTTGAAAAGCAGTAATAGTTTGTTCTCTATCTATAACTTTATCATCATTTCTAACAATAGAATTAAATTCTATAGTTCTAAGAACTTTATTAAAGTCTGCATTTTCGTTTAAAATTAATTTAATAGACATTTCTTTTTGAACTCCATAAAATTCTCCCCAGTTACCTACATTATGTTGATATACTTTATCATTATTATCTATAGGCATTCCTGTTGTTGAATCAATTGCAGGGTTATTATCTCCTGATAATAATATATTACCGTTTTCTAAATAAATAGTAGGAGTAGCAGAAAATCTTGTAGAAAATTCATCTGCTACTTCATCGTATACTATAGATAAAGTATTATTAGGAGCTATTACTTGATCAGACATTCTTATTAATTCGTCTAATAATTCTTTATCCCCCATATTTGTAGAATCACCTGAAGTATAAGAAGTTGTTATAAGATAATATATACCATTATAAACTACATATTGTCCTATAGTATAAGAAGTATTATAATTTAAAGGAGTAGATTCAAAAGTTCCTAAAAAAGTAAAAATAACTTCATTATTTATTTTATCTTTTGCAATATGAACTCCTCTATTCATTATAGGATTATCTCCTCCACTTCCATCTTTATTGTCTATATCTTTAAATAATAGAAAATCTCCTGAAAGATTTTTTAACAAACCGTGAATACCTTTTATTTCAGATAAAGGAGCATTACTTTGATTAATTCTAAAAATCTTTTTATGGATTCCATCAAAACTATATATACCTGTATCAGTATCTGCTACTGCCCATTGATGAATAGATCCAAAATTATTAGAAATATAAATAAAATCTTGTAATCCTTTAGCAGATCCTAATTCTGTAGGAACTCCATCTTCTGTAGAGGTTACAGCACGAGGATTAATAGAATACCTTCCTACTCCTGTATTTTGAAAATAATATACATTATCTTTCCAGTTTATAATTCTATTAATAGGCCCATGATCTTCTACATCTATATAATCATTTATTCCAAAAATATTCCAAGAATCTATAATTTCTTCATTAATTTTTTCTTGTGAAATATAAGCACGTATATCATTTACATTACCACTTGAAAATTCATCAGGTTTAATTACATAAGCTATAGTATTAGCTTCTGCAGAATATGTAAACTCATAAGAATTTTTATACATATGTTTAGTTTTCCCCCATGTAGTTACTGTATTATCATTTTCTTGTCTCCACATTTCTTTAGTATATCCACTAGGGCCTCCAGATACATCTTTTTCTACATGTGTTTTAGTAGTTGATCCATAAGCTAAAGCTATATTAACTCTAGACTCTGTAACCATACAAATAGTACTGCTTTCATTTCTCATAAATCCTTGTGCTCTCCATTCTTGAAGCCATCCTAATTGCCATAATTTAGCTTTATTATAAAAATTTTCATTATTCCAAGTAGTACCTTCTTGAAAAGTCCACATATTTAAAAATATATCCCCTCCAAAAATTGTAGGAGCAAGATTAACTTTTTTTATTACAGGAGAAGCAGGCATAAAAACATTATCTTCTAAAGCAGTTTGAGTAAATCCTGAATATACTTCTGCACGAGGCATTAAAATATCTAAAATAGGAGTACTACTTTCCATTTCAATTCTAAGAGGTCTATTTATAGGCCCATAAACATTAACATCTCCTCCTTCAATATTTAATGGCTGACATGCGGGAGTATCAGAACCATCCCAAGTACGGAAATAATGAAATGGAGAATGGGTTCCCCAAGTTATAGAAGCACCTGTTAATGGATCTGAATCTATATATGTTAATGTAGCCATTGCTCCTGATGCTCCTTTATAAAAGGCACTATTATGAGGCCATCCTATAAGACCATTATTTGTCATTACTCCAGTTTGTCCTCCTGCCCCATCAAGATGATTATTAAGACTTATATTTGAACCTGTAGCATTACCGTTTATATCAAGAGGCCCTACTCCTAAATAAGCATAAAAATTTCTAAAATAATAAGTCTGATTAGTATTTGAATCATCAAATCCATTAAAAGGCCCTAAATTACCGTTTAAATCTTTATTAGCGACTCCTAAAGATCCATCATTATCTTGTCTTCCGTCTGTATAATTTATAAGCTTTAAATCTTTAATATATTTAATATATTCAATAGCTTTTTTAGTAGTTGTTTTATCTACTTGACCTACAGTACGTAATTTTCTTCTACGATCTCTAGTATCATTTCCTAAATCTTCTCTATCTGTAGCATTTCCATAAGTAGCAGAATCATACCATTGATGTATATCATAAGCTTTTTTACGATTAAACATAGGATCACGACTTCTACAATTTTCAAAATATTCTTCTCCATTTTCTAAGTGATGAGGATTAGGCATTCCTACAGGGCCCCCAAAAATTCCAGAAGGACACCAAGGAAGAAGCCCTAGTCCTGGAGCAAAATTAGGAAGTCCTATAGGAGGTTTTCCAGTTAATCCTCCTGTCCAAATATAATAAGTATCATCATCTCTTCCTGGCCAATTACTAGGATATTCTAAAGAAGAATAATAATTTCCATATCTACCTGTCATTAATAAACAAGCTCCTGAATTTATTGCCTCCATAACTTCAGGAGTTTTATAAGAAAGATCAGCAGAAGAAAAATTAATAAATGCTCCTAAACAAGGAAAAGGGACACTTCTAATTTTTTGATTATTAAGAGTATTAAAATTACCACTTTTACCATATGCATGGTTAATCTGCCTATCCCAAAGAGGAGGGAGAAGACTGTTATTCCATATAGTAGGGTCTCCATTTGCATCTGTAGTTTTATGTTCACTAAATAAATGAACAATATTTTCACTTTTTTGAGGCCCTCTTAAATCATAAGATGCTTCTTCTTCAAAAGATCCTCCCCCAACATCAGGAGCTGCTACACTAAATTTCATAGCAGGTTTCATTATCCCAGTACAAATTCTTTTAGCGTCTGTACTTTCTCTTTTAAGACGAACTATTTGATAACTTGTTATTTGATTTTGTAAAGAAGGAGGTAAATTTATAGTAAATTTTATTCCTAAAGCATAAGCAAAAGTATTTACATACCCAGCAAGAAAATCAGAGTTAGTATTAATTCCGTCTTCTGGATTTGATGTATTTATATCTCCAAAATTTCCTACTTCTTTACTTAAAGGAAAATATTTAGTACCAGATTCATTTGTTACAGAATCTTCTTCAGAAATATCAGGAAATTTAATATCTCCGATATATTCTACAAAAGAAGCATTACCTTTTTTATCATAAAAAACTATACCAAATCTATATGTCTCTCCTCTTTTATATCCTCTAAGAAGACCCGAATGAAAAGGAGAAGCAAAAGAATCCCAAGTAGTATTAGCATAATTACCGTATCCATCATATAAATTTATAGGTTCATTATTTTCATGATTTAATCTTGCAAAAGCTGCAGTAGGTTCATTATCTACTAAAAATCTTCTTATATCAAAAGTATATGAAATATTAGGGCCATTTCCTCCTAATCTTAATTCTCCATTATTAAGTAATGGATTTTGATATTTATGTTGAGAATGATTATGCCAATTTTCATCCCAATGAGCATCTTGATTATATCCTGGATGTCCTGCGGCTGTTTCTACATTAAAAGCATTTTTTAATGCATCAGAAGTAGGAAGATTTCCTGATGAATCATACCTACCTGTTTTTGCATCAAAAGTTTCTCCTTCTGCTAATATATCTTGAACACTAAACATAGCCCCTCTAATATTAGCTACTACCAAAGAACTATCTTTAGGAGCTAATGTTTTAGGAGTTTTAAAAGGAAGAGTTTTAATTGTAAATTCATCTAAAGTAAGTTCTTCTATAGTAGTTTCAGCTCCAGTATGTATAAAAACTGTATTAGGACTATTTAAAGAAATAGCTTTTGTTTCTATAGAAAATATTTCAGGAACTCCAGTATAAGAAGTTAGTATAGAACAAATAAGTTCTATTTCAGTATAAACATTTTGATATTGTTGAGTATCAATAGTAATTTCTGTAGCTTTAGAAGCATTTTCAGGATCCCCTTGACTATTTAAAATTTTATCCCCCGTATATGCTCTAGTATTAAATTCTATATCTGAATCTGATACAATATGAATTAAGTTTCCAGGAGGAGAAATCATAGTTCTTTTTCCATCTGCAGTTATTAATCTATAAGCATATTGATACTGTCCTCTAACTAATGCTCCTGAAGAACTAATATTAGTAAGAAGAGGTTGAGTATAAGTTATACTAGGAAAAGCATCTATTACAGATACATCTGGATAAGTTGCATAAGTATCTAAAGCAGGGTCTACAATATTAATAGATCTAAAATAATTAAAGTAATCTGTCCAATATACTCTTTGAATGGGTTCTCCTTCAAAACGACCTAATGCTTCTATAGGACGTTTTTTACTAAAATACAATTCATTACTTTTATAAATTATTTTAGGATCTCCTGCAACAAGAGTTTGATCAATTTCAGAATATTCTAATTTAAAAACCCATCCTCTAGTATCACTATCATCTGCAGTAAAAAATACTATAGTATCTCTTATTGAAGTAGCCCCAATAATTTTCATAGTTCCTGTAATACCTATATCAGTATCAGTAGTAGGTAAACTAAAATAAGATTTATTACCTTTAATATTAGTAACAGATCCTTGAGATTCTCCTACATCTGTAGTAATTCTAATGTCTAAAGCATCAATATAAATACCTTTTTGTGTAGTATCAGCACTAAAATCTGTTCTTAGACCTTTATAAAATTTTACTCCTCTTTTCATCTTAACTTGCTAAATTAGAAGGACTTTGTGTTATTTTACTAGGTGTTGAATAACTATCTGCAGAATTATCACGGAAATTACGTTGTTCTGGTAATTGTAAGTTAGCAAAGAAAGAAGCATGTGCTTGAATATCAGGTATAGTTCTTACATAAGAATTTTTAGTAGATTCTGCTTGATCAACATTTTGATCTAATTTAGATTGATTAACTGCTTGTGCAAAATACCAATCTCTATCTTGCATTATTTCCATATAAAAATCTTTATCAATAGAATTAGTTCTTCTTAATCTTCTAGCTTGTTTCCATGCTAAATGATGAGAAGCTGCTTCCATCCACGCTTGTTCTGCAGGAATTACAGGATACCCTTCTTCATCTACAGGAAGAGTTTCTATAGCTATTGCTAAATATCCTTTAGAAAAAGAAGTAAAGATATAACCATTTTCTACTGTATAAGTACAAATAGATTCTGTAGTATAATCTCTATCATCTCTATGATATCTTTTATGAAAATGATCAGTTGCCCATCTCATAGGTAATAATCTTCCTTTTGAACATTCTGATTCTGTTAAATTTTCTACTCCTTCTAATTTAGAAACTTGTATAATTTTATAAAGATTATAAGGAAGATCTGCTCTACCATCACAAACTTCAAGATAGGCTACACTATTATCCATAACAATCCCAACTTTTGTTTGAGCCATAAATTCTGCTATCCACTCCATACCTGCTTCATCTTTGATTTCAAAACCAAAGTCACGAAACTGTTTGTCCATGATTGCTCTATATGATACTGTGTTTCCTGTATACATTTTTAATTATCTTTTAAGAAAGTTTCTAATTTATCTGCTAAAGATTTTTCTTCCATAGGATTATCTTTATGAATAGTTTCTGTTTTATCATGTATCCATTCATCGTCTTTTTCATAACAATGAACAACACTCTTTATAAATCCATTATCTACTTCACGTACAACAATTTCTTTATAACTTCCGTCTTCAAAGTTTTCTCTTTTTTCCCAAGACTTTTTTCCTTTGGCTTTATAACCTCCCATTTTTCCTAATTTTAATAACATTTTATCCATAATAAAAAACTTTTCTATGAGGATCACTCACTATTTTAGTAATTAATCTAGAGTATTGACGAGAAGGAACAAATTTATAGAACCCTCTATATTTTACTACTGAAGTAAGTTTATCCCATAAATGTAGATAAAACTCTCCTTTAGTGTGGTCATTCTCGTGATAGATAACAGTTTTATTTTTTATTTCTGTTATCTCATCTCTAGTTTTTCCTTTATATTTATTTTCCCAATACTTCCAAGTTTTTTTCCAATTAACTTTTAAAGTATCGGCTCTGTTTCCATCTTTTTTAAAGTAATGCAATTTTTTAGCTTGTATTCTAATAAAACCTAGCTTACCAAGTTTTAATTGCATATTTTCTTCAACAATTGCTTTACTAAATGTAATTAACAATTCTTTTAAGAAAGAAGAGTATTCTTTTCTTTCCATTCTAGGAAATTTAGTATTTTTTCTATAATGACTATAAAAATCATACTTTTTAATATCTCCTTTATTTTTTCCTCTTCCTCTTTTTAAATATTTATTCATTACTGTCTACGTTGTGCTTGTTGTCTTTGTGCAGGAGCAGGTGATGCTGTATCCGCTAAATCATCCTGAGAATTATTAGAATCATCTTGAGGAATTGATCTTTTACGAAGTAATTGTTGCATAACTTGTTCTTTTACATAAGCCCACATCCACTGATTTACTGGATAAGGATCATTTGGAGTCCAACAAATATTGTTTTCTGAACATGATAAAAATTCAGCAATTTCTGTAGGATCTTCAAAAATACCTCTAATAGTTATCTTTTTAATTAAAGATACCATAGAACTTTTACTTATTACATATATATACTGATCATATAAAAAAGCATATATAGTATTTTTAGTAGTTCTTCCTTCTCCTACAAAAGGAACTCTATCGTAGTCTATCAAATTAAATCTTTTAGCCGTGATAACTACAGGGCCTACAGAAGTAATACCTTTACTATGATGAAATTCTATTGTATTAGGAACTTTATTTTTTGTACGTAATATCTTACATCCTATTGGAATAGTAGTACAAGGACAGTTATCTGGAGAAACTAATTCTAATTCTTCACAATAAGATTGTTGAACATTAGGGTCTATTTCTCTAGTTCTATTATATTCGTTTCTTATAAATAAGGAACGTTGTTCATTTATAAGATCTGTATAATAACGTGTATCAAAGATAGAGTCTGAATTTGTAATATTCAAAGCTTCATCTAACTGGCTATGTAAATCTACTAAAGGTAACATATAACAAATATATTAAAATTATGGTTTATTATTTACCATTTTATAATGTAAAAAGTCCATGTAAACTTTATTGTTTACTTTAAAGGACGTATCACATGTTCTATCTGTACAAGAAAGATAATGTTGAATTGTTCCTGCAGCAGTAGTATAGGTTTTTCTTAATCTTCCTAATTCACCGCATTCTGGGCAATTAAACTTATCTCCACCTCTTAATACAGCATATTGCATGTTAGGCTTAATATAAGCATTTATTTTATTAAATACAGCTTCTAATGAAACTATATCTCCATCTCCGTAATATAATAAATGATCTAAAGCCTTTCTATCTTTATTAATTATTACGTTTATCCAAGTATCTAATCCTCCTGCATCTTTTTTACTTGGTAGTCCATAATATTTACAAACTTCTTTTAAAGAGTTACTAGGAAGATTTAAATATTTTTTACATAATTTATATGTATCTATTTCGTTATAGGTATGTCTCATAGGAATACCGTGTCTAATAGCTCTTGTTCTTATCCAAGGAGTATCGAATCTTTTACCGTTATGAGTAATAATTTCGTCAGCCTTGTCCATTTCTTTTATAAAGGTTTCTACAAGTTTTTTATCACATTGCTTTTTTAAACCCCAGTTTAAATTATGAACCTTATCTTTTCCTTCCCACTTCCAATGAATAGAAATAATTTTAGCATATTCTAAAATTTGTTCTGGCCCTATTCTTTGATTAAATCCTGGTCTCCAAAAATGTCCTTTACAAAAAGACGTTTCTATATCATAAAATAATCTTTTTCTTGTGAGCTTCATGATGTTTGTTTTTAGTTTTAGTTTTTAGTTTTTATAGGTTTTTTAACATTTCTACTAGTTCTTTTTGTGGAAAACAATCAAACTTATCTTTCCTGACATTAGTATGAGACCATAATCCAAATTGTCTTGCATAATAAGCATCTTCATTAAATTCAAATGCATCTTTAGGATCTACCCCATCTTTTAACATTTTAGGTATGCCGTTTACTAAATCCATTTTAGGATATATATCTTTAAGATGTAATAGTAATAATCTTAAACTTTCTATTTGTTTATCTGAGTAAGCATGCCAGTATTGATGTCCTCTAAATTTATATCCTAAGTCACATACAAATTCTGGTTTAACTTCTGTATTAACATATGTATAATACTTATCTCCTTTTTTAGTTAAGTATCCAAAGTTATTAAGCTCTACACCTCCTGAAAATTTAGAAATATTAAAACTACCTACTTTACCTAAGTGCCAGCCTAAATAGTTATTAGGAAAAGCTTCAACTACAACACCGTCATATTTTGAACCATTACCTTTAACATTAGTTCCTCCTATAACATATTGTGTAGCAACTCTTCCTCTTTTATCTTTATTCCAGTTACTTACACATGCAAATGGATTATCCCATCCTGCTGTGTGGTGTATAAAAAATCCAAGAGGTTCTATTTTACCATAATCTCTTACATACTCATTTTTATCTAAGTATTGACGAGTAATATTTAAACCATCTTTTGTAGTATATTCTGTTTCTTCAGAAGCTGAAGAAGAATCTGTATCAATACCTATAGCTTCCCAAGTTTTAGTTCCAACTATTCCGTCAGCATCTAAATCATTATCTTTTTGAAACTTTTTTACTACTGCTTCTGTTCCTGCACCAAATATTCCATCTGCTGCTATACCTAAAGCTTTTTGTAATTCCTTTACTTCTGATCCTCTAGATCCTTTTTTTAGTAACATAATTTATTATTTTCTATTAGCAAACTTTTCTAGACCTGCTATTCCGAAGCATCCTAAAACTATTAATACGAATGAATTATAAGTAAATTCATTTATAAGTAAATCTTTACCAAACCATCCTGTTATAATGTCAACAAACATTACTAAACACATTACTAAAAATGCAATAAATCCTACAATTGTTTTTTCATTCCAATCGTTATTGTCTTTAAATATATTCCACATAATTTTTGTTTTTAATAAGATTCCGACATTAGAATCTCGTCTATTTTATCTTGTACTTGGGATTTAGTAGCTTTTATACTAAATGATATATCTGCTTGATATCTTTTAACCTCTTTACCATGATTAAATATAATAATAGTAGGAACTACTACTATTTCATGTTTTGCTTGAGATTTAGTATCTACAGCAATATCACATCTTTTTATTTTAGCATCGCTTAACCCACTTACCCATTTTACATTATTAGCAGAGTTCCACCCTGCATTAAAGTGCACCACTGTTAATTCACCCCCTATTTTTAGTTGGCCAAATAAAGTAAAAGGAAGTAGTAATAATGATATTAATACTAGCTTTTTCATATTATTCAAATACACCGTATTCTATTAAACATCCTGTATTTGCATTAGCATATACTCTAATATCACTTGTATCTGCTGCCCAAGGAAATAATGCCCAGTCACCAGGTGTTAAATACATTTCATATTGATTTGTTGCTGATTCAGCATCTAATTTAATAAATAAGTTTAATGCCCCTGCATTTTTTAAATAAACATAAGCTCCTGCTGTATGATTAGCATGACTTATAATTGTTTTTGGTGTGTCACTAGATATAACAGTAATATTATCTCTAGTAATACCTCCTTCAGTAACTGTAGCAGTTTTTTCTACCACGGAAGATAGGTTATCGCTAGTTAAGTCTGTACTAGTAGTAGTACATTTAAGTGTAATTGTTGCCATTTTCTTTTTTTTAAATAATTAATTAATTAAATATTCCATATTCTAAAATATTGTTTACTGTTTCAGCATAAGCTTCAAGACTTTTTGGAGTAGTACTACTACTTCCTGCCCATGGGACTAAAGCCCAATCTCCTCCGCTTAATATAATTTGATCTGTTGTAGAATCAAATGATATATAGATTTTTTCACCTGAAGTTGATGCTGAAGGATTATAAAGCCATACTCTAGCTCCCTGTGTGTATAAGTCTTCATCAGCAATAATTACTGGTGATGTTATATCATTTGATTCGATTTTTTGTCTCATAATACCTCCCTGAGTTGCAGAGCCTAAAGTATTTGAAACGGTTACTGAAAGACTATCTGTAGTTAAATCTCCAGAGATTATAGATAGTACGTGATTTACTGTTGCCATTTTTATTTTTTTAAAAGTTAATATTAATTTTTTATCTAAGGTCGTCTATTTTATCTTCTATTCTATCTAAATCTTCTTTGATTTCTTCTACATCTTTTTGTGTATTTTGAATAGTCAATCTAATATTTTTATCTTTCATATCAAACTCCATACGAGTTA